CCGCCATCTACTTCGTGGTGCCTGGTCAACCCGTTGGTAAGGGCAGGCCCAGGGCAAGCACAAGGGGCGGCTTTGTGCGCATGTACACCGACGCCAAGACGCTGTCGTATGAGGCAGCCATCGCGCACCAGGCGACGTTTGCCATGTCGGTGTGGTCGGTGTTCGACACGGCCATCAGCCTGCGCGTGGTGGCCTTCTACGGCATCCCTGGCAGCTGGTCAAAGCGCAAGCAGATGCAGGCGCTCAACGGCGAGCTGATACCCGGCAAGCCAGATTTGGACAACGTGGCCAAGGCGGTGCTCGACGCGCTCAACGGCGTGGTCTACCAGGACGACAAGCAGGTGGTCAAGCTGGTCGCTGAGAAACGCTATTCGTACGACCCCAGGATCGAGGTCTACGCGCATGAGGTATGTCAATGAGTTTTGCAAAGCACCAGGTCAGCCTGAAAGGCAGTTCTGTGAACAGCCAGCCGTACAAGCTGTGCCACCGATGTGAAGAGAAGCGCCCACCCGAGGGCGGCGTGCAAACCAGCCCGCAGCGGTGGTACTGCGCAGTGTGCTGGGTGGACAAGATGAAGGGCAAGCGATGACTAAAGACGAAGCATTGAAGCTGGCGCTGGAGGCGTTGCATCTCTGGCATTGGACTGGTGAAACAACAAAATTCAACGAAGCACACGATGCCTTGCGAGAGGTAGTAGACGTTCCTGAAAAATCTTGGGTTGGATTGACTTACAAAGAAAGATGTGAGCTGTGGAACATATGCAGCATGTTTTCACCTGACTCAGTAATCATGCACGACTTTGCAAAAGACATTGAGCAAGCGTTAAGAGAAAAGAACGTATGAAGTATTTACAGATAAGGCTGCGCAAGCGGCTGCAGGGCCACGACGGCATGACAACCAAGCAGCTGTCGCTATTGGTGGACTCATGCCCACGGGACATCACCAGGTCGCTCAAGGCCATGCCCGATGCGTACGTTGACCGCTGGACAGGCCCAGAGCGTGGCCAGTGGGCGGCAGTGTGGTGCGTGGTCGATGTGCCCGAAGACTGCCCCAAGCCAGGATGAAGCGCCCATGGAAACCTCACTACCACAAGCACAAAGGCCCAGTCGAACCCGACAGGACAACACTGCTGATGGCCGTGGCCAGAGAGCTGCTGACAACCTGGGAGATCACCAAAGACAAAACGCTGGTGGACAGGCACCTGGCTGCAGTGGACAAGGTCTACGGCGCCGGCAGCGAGGCGTCAGTGCGCCAGTACATGCACAGGATCAAGAGAGATGAACGCTGTGGCTGAACCGATTCACTTTGAGCTGCCCAAGCGGCCACGGGTCAAACAGAAAGACCCACCACCCGATCAGCGCAAGGTCTGCGTGCTGCCGATCAGAGCTGTGTTCGACAAGCGCATGAGCCACGGCGCCCTGCAAGCACTGGCAGCTCTGTGCGCGTACTGCAACCGTGCAGGCATTACGTGGGTCAGTCAGACCAGGCTGGCCCAAGAGCTGGGCATCAGCCAGCAGGCAGTGGCCAAGCAGTTCAAGCAGCTCAGGGAGTTGGGCTACCTGGAAACAGTACGCAAAGGGTTCAAGGGCGAGCGCACCGACACCCTGCGCGTGATCTTCGATCCATCCATCACAGCGGAGCAAGCCATCACCATGACCAGCAACAAGGAGGACACCAGGCCGCCGGCGATCAGAGAAGAACAAGAACGCCAGGCCCAAGAGATTGACCGCGAAGGTCAAGCAAGGATCGCCAGGCTCATCAGCAAGGCACTCAAGCAACCACTGAAACAGGAGAAAACCATGCCCACATCAGGACAGACCAGAACGGTCAAAAAGATGAAGGAAGACATCGCCAAGACCAAACAGAAGCGGTCACCAGGTACACCAAAACCTGTGGACAACAGTGTGGACAACCATGCTCACATTCACAACCCACAGGTTGTACATGAGGAGGGTCTACATTCACAACCTAATCACAACCTGGAGGTTGTAGATAACACAGGAGAACACATAAGAGTAAACCTATATAAGGTTAATACTTTAAATACATTAAGAGATAACCGGTTAGTTCTGCACAACCAAACGATCAAGCAGCTGCTCGACTTCGGACTGACCGACCAGGACATCGATGACGGGCTGACAACCCTGCTGGCCATCTACGCAGCCGAGGGGATCACACCGAAGGAGCAGCACCTGGTTGATGGATTGATGCAGATGAAGCGAGATGCTGCATGACCGAAGGCACCGGCAAGGCACCTAGATCGATCCATACGGCGCGATCACACGCTGGTTGGCACATGGGTAGCATCACCTGCATTCAATCGCTTGTAGGCCGTTTAATCGATTCTGTACAAGCCTCAAACGAACGTATGGATTTTGTACAAGCAGGGGGCATGCTGCGACGTGTGCCCTTGGAAGCGGGTGCAAACCATATGCGCCAGCGCTACCTGCGCGATAACGCGGGCGTTGACGGGCGCGATAAAAAACGACCCTTCCCCCCTCCCCCTCACCGTAGCGTTACGGGGACTTCCCACAATTTTTCCCAGCCTTTTCTTGGCTTGGATAATTTTTCCCAGCATTCCGCTGGAATTTGTACACTCGCCATTTGAAAGGATTGATTTATGGCATACGAACTGAAACCTGGACAAGGCAAAGCCTTTGTGAACAAGACCAAGACCGAGGACTGGCACGCGCCGTACTCTGGTGAGGTTGTTTTGCCTGATGGCTCGCTGCATTACCTGGAGATCACGCCTGGCAAGACGCAGGCTGGAGAGCATTGGTTTAGGGTGAAGGTTGGCAAGCCCAAGCAAGCCAAGCCTGCTGTGGCTGCTCCGGTGGCGCAGGTGTCGGAAGACTCTGACATACCGTTCTAAGGCGCGTCATGACTGACAAACAAACAGGTGGGCCAGCGTTTCCACTTCACAACCACGGGGCGCAGACGCTTGGCCTGCATGTCACCGGCATGACCTTGCGTGATTATTTTGCTGCCAAGGCTATGCAGGCAATCATTGCAGGCAACATTACTGGGCAAAAAATTGAGGATCGCTCCTGGCTAGAAGCGGATCAATGGGCTCCCCATATTTCCTACGAAATAGCTGATGCCATGCTGAGGGCGCGTAATGGCAAGCCGTAAACAGCCGACGCAAATTCCCAGTGTTGCTGGCTGGGGTGGCACCAGGTCGATTGAGCGCAGGCTTGAGAGATCGTCCACCCTGGCCGGCAACCGGGAGGCTGTGGCGTATGCGCTCTTGTGCATGGCCAACACGAAGATCAGCGACATCATGACTTGGGATGAGTCTGGGAACGTGACCGTTAAGGCTGCGCACCAGATACCCGAGCATGCGCTGACTGCGATCAAGTCGATCAAGCAGAAGGTTGACCGGGATGGCAACTCGACGCTTGAGATCGAGCTGTATGACAAGGTCGGGGTGCTGCGCATTTTGGCCAAGGCTTCTGGCCTGCTGGACAACCCAGATGAATCTGACAAGCCATCGGTGATTGGGATCAATATCAAGTCACCGATCAATGACATTGTTGATGTAAAGGAAGACTGACATGGATGAAATCTTTATTGGCCGAATGATTAGGGTGCTTGAGCTTGAGCTTGATACAGACCTTGATGACAAAGAATGGGAAAACATTTGCGACGAAAAGCTGGACTTGTTGATAATTCTTCGCGAAGTCAAAAAAGGTATGCATGAGCCGCACTAAAGAACAAAGCTCTAAGCAGATGCCCTCAACGGGGCTGAACCTGGACTTCAGCGCCAGCCCGGAAGTCTGGGCCTTTTTGCAAAGCAATGCGTTTGTGCGCGGCATGATGGGGCCGGTGGGGTCAGGGAAGTCCTACGCCTGCGCTGCCGAGATCATGATGCGTGCTGTCAAGCAAAAGCCCTCGCCCATTGACGGCATCCGCTACTCGCGGTTTGCCATTGTGCGAAACAGCTACCCCATGCTCAAGACCACCACGATCAAAACGTGGATCGATCTCTTTCCTGAGTCAACCTTTGGGCCACTGCTGTGGACACCGCCTATCACGCACCACATTAAGCTGCCCAGCCGTGGGGACGCAGCCGGCATTGACTGTGAGGTGATCTTTTTAGCCCTTGACCAACCCAAAGACGTGAGGAAGCTCCTGTCATTGGAGTTGACTGGTGCCTGGGTGAATGAGGCACGCGAGCTGCCCAAGGCCGTGATCGATGGATTGACTCACCGTGTTGGCCGTTACCCCACCAAGCGCGATGGCGGGGCGACCTGGTCGGGCATCTGGATGGATACCAACCCGATGGATGACGACCACTGGTGGTTCAAGCTGGCCGAGAAGGAAAAGCTCACCGGCCAGTTCGCCTGGAAGTTCTTCAAGCAGCCTGGTGGCGTGGTGCCGGTCGATTCTGAAGACCTGCCCGAGATGCCCGAGGCCAACGATCACATCTTTGCTGCCAACAAGTGGTGGCGGGTTAACCCTAGAGCCGAGAATCTGAACAACCTGCCTGCTGGCTACTACCTGCAAATGCTGGGCGGCAAGACGCTGGACTGGATTCGCTGCTATGCCGGGGGTGAATACGTCTATGTCCAGGAAGGCAGACCCGTCTGGCCCGAGTATGACGACTCTGTCATGTCTGGCGACACCGATATTGACCCCAATGTGCCCATCCAGGTGGGCCTGGACTTCGGTTTGACCCCTGCAGCCACCATTGGCCAGCGATTACCCAATGGCCGGTGGGTGATTCACCAGGAAATTGTCACGTTTGACATGGGCCTGGAGCGGTTTGGCACCCAGCTGCTGGCTGAACTCAATGCCCGCTACCCCAACCACCAGGTTCTGATCTGGGGTGACCCCGCCGGCATGGCCAGGGACGCCATCTATGAGGTCACAGCGTTCGATTTTCTGCGAACACTGGGGCTCAAAGCCCAGCCAACAGCGTCCAATGACTTCAAAGTGCGCCGGGAAGCGTCAGCAGCCCCCATGCAGCGCCTGGTGATGGGCAAGCCTGGCCTGATTGTCAACCGCGAGTGCAAGCTGCTGCGCAAAGCGCTGGCCGGTGGGTATCACTTCAAGCGGGTTGCGGTGGGTGCCGGGCATGAGCGCTTCAAAGACGCGCCAAACAAGAACGAACACTCGCACATTGGCGACTCATTTGGCTACTTGATGCTAGGCGGCGGCGAATACAACCGCATGACCCGCACGCACCAGCTGGGTGGCCGCGCTCCTGGCATGGCCACAGCTGTTTTGGACTTCGATATCTTCTCATGACAGACCTGATCGACACCGTCAACGAAAAGCTGGCTTGCACCGGCTGCTATTTTGAGCCGATCACCGATTGGCACATCGAACGCCTGACCGAATACATCAAAACGCCCTGGCCTATCGACCCACTCGACACCATTCACTTCAACATGGAGCGCGGCCCAAGCGGTGCCCTGTACTACAACGGCAAACTGCTGGGCATCATTGGTGTTGCCGTGCTGTGGAAGGGTGTCGGTGAGGTGTGGACGATCATCGACGACAGCGTCAAGCACAAGTTGAAGCGCCAGCTGATTGTTGGGGTAAGAACTGCGCTAGATATCGCACAGATATCTCTGTGTTTGACCCGTGTACAAGTAGCAATAGAATCTGATGCAGATTATGCAGAGAGCTGGCCGCTGGCGCTGGGTTTCACTCTTGAGGGTGTGATGCGCAACTTCGGAATGGACGGCTCAGATTACACACTATATGGGAGGATCAGACCATGCCAGCACCAATCGTCGCAGCTTTGATCGGAGCGGGTGCCACAGCCTACGCTGTCAACCGTTCTCAAAGCGCAGCCGAAAAAGCCAGATCGCAAGCAGCCGATGCGTCAGCTGCTGCCATTGCCAATGCAACCAAAGCGCGTGAAGAGGCTGCCGCACAAGCAGCTGCTGCGCGTGAAGCCGCCGCTGCGGAAGCCGCAAAGAATCGTGACGCTGCAGCTGCTCAAGCAAAGCTCACCCGTGATCAGCAAGCTGCATTAGTTGCCGAGCAAAGCAAATTAACGCAAGCTCAGATTGACGCACAAAAGACAGCGGCTGCTGGCAGTCTTGAGCAGGCGCGCCTTACAGCAGCGCAACAAGCTCAGATGATGTCTAGCTTGACAGCACAGCAAACTGCCGCTGCAGAAGCCGCTAAAGCCCAGCTCTTCCAACAGCAAAAGCAATACGAAGAGCAAAAGACCATGATGGAGAAGCAGGCCAAAGATCAGGCTGCTGCGCTCGATGCTGAGCGTCGCAAGATTGCTGAGCGTGAATCTGCGCAGATGACAGCACGCCGCCGCGCTGGCCGCCGCTCTTTGCTTTCCACTGCCAGGATCAACCCAGAGCTTGGCCTGGCACCAGCAGCCAATGATGAGCAGGGTCAAATGAAGACCTTGCTGGGCGGCTGATATGACTAAGTCCACCAATATCTACGAATACTTGAATCCAAAGAGCAGCTCGAAAACGATTGCAGCGGCTTACAATCAGTTCGTCGGCCAGTCTGGTGGTAAGGACAACCAGAAAACGCAAGAGCAGGCCGTGAAGTTCTTGCAAAAAGTCGGCGTCAGTGACGCCACCATCAAGCAGTCATATCAGGAATATGTGAGCAGCCGGCAAAAGCCAAGCGTTGAGCCTGTAAAGGTCGATGTTGCTGGCCAGTTCTCTGGTGTCACGCAGCAGATGCTTGAGGCTGGCGTGTCTCAACAGGAGATCAACACCTTTCTGCAAAGCGAGCAGGGCAAGGCTGATGCCTATGCGCGAGACCAAGCGGCTGCAGAGGCAGCCTCGAATGACGATTTTGCGCAGGCTGAGGCTCTTGCCGATGCCCAAGCGCAGGCCGCGATCTACAAAGACAACCAGATGTTTTTGCGTGCGCAGGCTGAGATCGCCGCACAGGTCGCTAAGGAGCAGGGTCTCATAGCGCAGCAGCGCGCCAAGTACGAGGCGCAAATTGCCGCGCAACAGGAAGCCGCTGCTGCAATCCAGCGCGAGGCAGAAGCCGCACAGGCAGCTATCGCCAAGCAGCTCGCTGAGACACGGCGAATCGCTGCGGAGATGGCCGCCAAGCAGAAGGCCGAGATGGAAAGCATGCAGAGCAGGTCTGCAGCCAAGATAGCTGGCAGTCGCAGGGCTGGCCGAAGCGCAGGTGATCGCTCCCTTCTGGCTGGCTACAGCCCAGTGCAAGGCAACGCCCCGACCCTTGGTGGTGGTGGCAGCCTGGGTGGCCAAGGTGGCAGCCTGGGCATATCAGGAACACTGGGAGTTTAAGAATGAAAGCACAAGACAAAGTTCAAAATGTGATGCACGAATACAAGGCTGGCACGCTGCACAGCGGTGGTGACGGCAAGGTTGTCAAGAATCCTAAGCAGGCCATTGCCATTGCAATGTCAGAGGCTGGCATAAAACGCAAACCCCGTGGCGGTCTGATGGCCAACGCAACATTGAAAGGTTGATCATGATGAAAATTGAAATCTCCATTGAAAAGGGTGGCGAAGGCAAAGAGATGGATGACGAAGAGTTGTCTCCAGAGCAAATTGCCGAGATGGCCAAGAAGCTCAAGAGCGCAACGCTAAGCCGCAAGGATCGCAAGCTGTTGGCCGATGCCCTGCTCAAAGAAGAAATGGACGACTGAAATGGAATACGCAAACAGCGCAAAGGGCGGCAAGCGCTTAACGCCCGAAGAGATCATCAAGCGCCAATCGCTGGCGCAGACAAAGAAAGATGAGTTTCAGCAGCTCTACCAGGACGCCTATGAGTTCGCCCTGCCCCAGCGCCAGCTGTATGGCGTTTGGGAAGGTGGTGCTGTTGGCGCCAAGAAGATGCAGCGCGTCTTCGACAGTACAGCAATCAATAGCACCCAACGGTTTGCCAACAGACTGCAGTCGGTAGTGTTCCCACCGCAGCGCCGCTGGTGCCGCTTGGAGCCAGGTCTTGACATCCCAATGGATCGCAAGCCACAGGCCCAGGCCATCCTTGAGCTGTACGGCGAGAAGATGTTTGCCATCTTGCGTCAGTCCAATTTCGACATTGCCATGGGTGAGTTCTTGCTTGACCTGGCAGTGGGCACCGCTTGCATGATGGTGCAGCCAGGCGACGACGTGAACCCGATCAACTTCATCCCCGTGCCCCTGTTCCTGGTGAGCTACGAGGAAGGCGCCAATGGCCAGGTTGACAACGTCTACCGCCGCATGCGTTTGAAGGGTGAAAGCATCCAGCGCCAGTGGCCAGATGCCGACATCCCGCAAGAGATGCAGCGCCGCATTGCTGACAAACCAACGGATGACATCGAGCTGCTTGAGGCCACGATCTATGACGCAACACGCGGTGACTACTGCTACCACGTCATTGACAAGGTCAGCAAAGCAGAGCTGGTTTACCGTCGCCGAAATGTCAGCCCCTGGGTGATCTCGCGCTACATGAAAGTGGCCGGCGAAATCTACGGTCGCGGCCCGCTCATGACTGCCCTGCCCGACATTAAGACGTTGAACAAGACCATCGAGCTGCTGCTGAAGAACGCATCGCTTGCAGTCTCTGGCGTCTACACCGCTGCCGATGACGGCGTGCTCAACCCCAACACGGTCAAGATCGTGCCTGGCGGCATCATCCCAGTGGCCCGCAACGGTGGCCCACAAGGCCCATCGCTCATGGCCCTGCCCCGCTCTGGCGACTTCAATGTGTCGCAGCTGGTGATCAACGATCTTCGTGGCAACGTCAAGCGCATCTTGCTGGACGAATCCCTGCCCCCAGAGAACATGAGCGCCAGGTCTGCCACCGAGATTGTCGAGCGCATGAAAGAGCTGTCGCAGAACCTGGGCAGCGCGTTTGGCCGACTGATCAACGAAACCATGATCCCCGTGGTCACCAAAATTTTGGAAGTCATGGATGAGCGCGGCATGATCGATCTGCCTCTGCGGGTCAACGGCCTGGAGGTCAAGGTGTCTCCCACCTCCCCGCTAGCCAACGCCCAAGCCATGGACGAAGTCAACGCGGCGCTGCAGTTTGCCCAGATCACCCAGCAAATGGGTGCCGAAGGTCAGGTGGCCGTCAAGTTTGGCGACATGATTGACTACCTGGGCGACAAGCTGGGTGTGCCTGCTTCGCTTCGCAACAGCGCTGCAGAGCGTGCGTTTGCCATTGAGCAGCAGCAAGCC